GACGGGTATGTGCTTGGCTTGTCTATGAGTTACAAGTCTAAACATGGTCGCTATATCCTAACCGACTGCTTAGACGACGTATGCCTAGACTTGCTTCGCAAAATCATCAAGGAATACTCGATTGTATTCCACAACATGAAGTTTGACTACAAGATGATTAACTATCACTTGGGTCTAGACTTTGATCGCAGTCGCGTACATGACACTATGGTTATGCACTATGTGCTGGACGAGGCTGATTCACACGGTTTGAAGCAGCTTGCACTCAAGTACACAGACTACGGCGACTACGACAGCGAGCTTGATGATTTCAAGAAAGAATACTGTGCTAAAAACGGTATTTTGCAAGATGACTTTACCTATGACCTTATTCCGTTCGATGTTATTAGTCGTTATGCTGCTATTGATACAGCCGTTACATACGACCTTTTCCAGAAGTTTTGGCCTATTGTCCAGAAAAACGACAAACTCCGATACGTCTACGAACAAATCCTGATTCCTGGTACATTGTTCCTTATGGACATGGAAGAAGTGGGCATTCCTATTAGCCGTGAGCGTATGGAAGCTGCCAACCTTTACCTTGACCACGAAGTTCAGCGTGCTAAAGAAGCTATTTATGGCTTTGAGGCGATCAAGCAGTTTGAGAAAAACGAAGGCAAAATCTTTAATCCTAACAGCGTGATGCAACTACGCACTGTGCTGTTTGATTACTTGGGCTTGACTCCCACTGGCAAGAAAACGGCAACTGGTGCAATTTCAACTGACGCTGAAGTGCTGGAACAGTTGTCAGAAGAACACCCACTTCCAGCTGCAATCTTAAAGGTGCGACAGCTTGGCAAGATTCAGAACACTTACATTCAAAAGATTCTACCGGAGCTTGACAGAGATAGTAGAATCCGTACCAATTTTAATCTTACTTTCACCACTAGCGGTCGCCTTAGTAGTTCTGGCAAGTTTAATGCTCAGCAAATACCTCGCGACGACCCTATTATCAAAGGTTGCATCAAAGCTCCGGCAGGCTACAAGATTGTTTCGCAAGACTTGACAACGGCTGAAATGTATTATGCTGCTGTGTTGTCGGGCGACAAGAACCTGCAACAAGTTTTTAGCAGTGGCGGTGACTTTCACTCGACGATTGCTAAAATGGTGTTTAACCTGCCGTGTCCTGTTGAGGAAGTCAAGGACAAATACAAGAGTATGCGACAGTCTGCAAAGGCTATTTCATTCGGTATTTTGTACGGCAGTGGTGCTAATAAGGTTTCGCAAACCGTGTCTAAGGCAACTGGTGAAGAATACCCAGTTGAGCAGGCACGTGATGATATTAAACAATACTTTAGCAAATTTAACAAGCTAAAGCAATGGCTGGATAACAGAAAGGACTTCATTGAAGCAAACGGATACACTTATTCCTTCTTTGGTAGAAAGCGTCGCTTACCAAACGTATTTAGCTCAGACAAAGGCATTGCAGCTCATGAGGTTCGCTCAGGAATCAACGCCGAAGTTCAATCGCTTGCGTCAGACGTTAACCTCCTTGGTGCTATCCGAACTGCAAATGAACTCAAAGAACGTGGCCTAGACGCTAAAATCTTCATGCTAGTGCATGACTCGATTGTTGCACTAGTGCGCGAAGATCAAGTTGACCAGTATTGTGAAATCCTAAAGCGCAACACTCAGCATGACTGGGGTTGCAGTATCCCAGGATTCCCAATCGGCGTTGACCAAGAAGTTGGAGATGACTACAGTTTTGGAAAATGGGACGAATTCTACACTGTTACGGGAACTGGTTTGGCCCGTGTACAGAATAGCTGAAAAACCGCCACAGCAACGTGATGGTGTGGTGTTCTTTAGCAGCGAATACGTTGATGAACTAGAACAAAGTAGTTATTCACTAAAAATAGTAGACGATAAAAACCTGCCTGGTTCCACGCTAGGCAGGCGTCGTCTTCAACTGCGGGAAACCGAGCAAGTACGGTTACACCCACTACGCACGGCTATTTACTTACTGGCTGATTTAATTAAACTTGCAAAGGCCAGCACTTGGTTTATCGACAGTAGCGGGCGTGTTTTCCAGTACAAAAAACACACGCGCGCCAAACTGACAACAAAGAAGATTAAACAAGTGTTACCTGCGCAAGGTATAGGGTGTGTGTTGGAAATTGAAGGTCTAGCACAGCGCTTTAAAGTGATGATACGACCCAAAACTGAACAGTATGCAGTAGTCTTACAACTAGGACTTGTGCACATACTATACGGTTTAAGTGACACACCACGACCACCAAGCTGGAGGCTAGTGTAATGGCAAAAGCAATCTTATCAAATCGCATATACATGGACGATCCAGGTAAAGAGCATGTAAAAAAGATCATGCAAGAACTTACCTACAAGATCAAAAAAGACACTGGTAACAAGCACTTTCAGGCTATTGAAACTATTCGTAACTACAAGTTCTTACCTAAAGGTGTGATTAGCATACCGCAAGGCAGACAAGACTTGATTCCTGACGGTTACGAAATCATCGACAAGCGTGTCATGTACCCAGTGCCGTTTCCAGACCCTAAGATCAGCCTACGCGACGATCAGCTAGAAGTGTGGGCAGGTGCAGACGATACTTGCTTTGTAAATGCACTACCAGGCTGGGGCAAGACATTTACTGCACTACACATCGCACACAAGTGGGCACAGCGCACACTAGTAATTACACACACTGCTGCACTGCGCGATCAGTGGTGTGAAGAAATAGAGCAGCTATTTGGTATTCGTCCAGGTGTGATAGGTGGCGGAGTCTACGACATAGAAGATCATGCTATTGTTGTAGGCAATATCCAAAGTGTGGTAAAGTACTTAACCGAACTAAGTAAAGAGTTTGGCACAGTTATCTTGGACGAAGCACACCACTGTCCTGCTACTACATTCTCACAAACTGTAGACAGCTTTGGCGCACGCTACCGTCTAGCACTGTCCGGAACAATGCAGCGCAAAGACAAAAAGCACGTGTTGTTTCCAGACTACTTTGGCACCAAGATATTTAAGCCAGCACTAGCCAATACTATGGCTCCTAAGATTCAGGTAATACAAAGCGGCATTACCTTAAAGCCAGGAGCTACATGGGTAGAAAAGATCAACGATCTAACCGAACGCCCTAACTATCAGCGCTTTGTTGCTGAACTAACACAACTTGAAATTGCAAATGGTCACAGCGTCTTAGTAGTCGCTGACCGAGTAGAATTTTTACAGAAAGTTAAAGAATATGTTGGAGAAACCTGTTTGCTGGTTACTGGTGAAACAACCTTTGAAGATCGGCAACAAGCCAAAGAACAAATCCTTAGTGGAGAAAAGCTGGCAATTGCAGGTTCTAGGCAAATCTTCTCAGAAGGCATTTCTATTAACAGGTTATCGTGCCTAATACTGGCCGTACCAATGAGTAACGATTCACTGCTAGAACAGCTTGTGGGTCGAATAATGCGACAGTTCCCTGGCAAGCCCGAGCCAGTTGTGGTTGACATTAACTTTGCCGGCTATGCCGACAAAAAACAAAATAATGATCGCTTAGGCCTTTATCTACGCAAAGGCTGGCAAGTAACCACCATTTAGAAAAATTGGCTTGCTGTAGCCTGTCAAAAGTGATATAATAACTGCATGTTGTTCAAAAATGACCCTTTTCTTTGACATTCACCTTTTAGAACGCGAAACTAACTGTGACCCAGTGAAAATGGTTGAACAACTTCGCTTGCATTACACCAAAAAGCTAATACCAAAAAACCACACTCAGAGCATTAAGCCCATTAAGAATTTATTTGGCAACAGCTTTTTGGTTAATCCAAGCAACTTCTTTGACGACAAGACAACAGACGTAATCTTTAAGTCACAATACATTCAGTTAGCGGGTAGACGTGATTACGGTAGTTACAAATACTACGGTACTAAATACCTAGATCTCAGCTACTTTGCTGATCTGGACACAGAGAAATTAAAACACAATCCGCTGCTAACAATAACAGAAAACAAAATTTACTTCAAATACGAGGAAAACACAAATGGCACTCAGCTTTAAAAATACCAAAGGTAAAGCACAATCTAACAAAGTCGAAGCTTACGAATACAAGGACGGTGAAAACAGTGTCCGTCTTGTTGGTGGCGTCTTGCCCCGTTATATCTACTGGCTGAAAGGTTCTAACAACAAGGATATTCCTGTTGAATGCCTTGCTTTTAGCCGTGATAAGGAAAAGTTCGACAACCTTGAAGTTGACCACGTTCCCGAGTTCTTTCCAGAAGCCAAGTGCAGCTGGAGCTATACCGTTAACTGCATTGACCCTAAAGATGGCAAAGTCAAGGCACTTAACCTGAAAAAGAAACTGTTTGAGCAAATCGTAACCGCTGCTGAGGATCTAGGCGATCCTACTGATTATGACACTGGTTGGGATGTTGTGTTCAAGCGAGTAAAGACCGGGCCGCTAGCGTTCAACGTTGAATATCAGCTGCAGGTTCTGCGTTGCAAGCCACGTGCGCTTAGCGAAGCCGAACGTGCACTAGCCGACAGTGCAAAGAGCATTGACGAGAAGTATCCTCGTCCTACGCCCGACGAAGTTCGTGCACTGCTGGAAAAGATCACAAGCAACACCGAAGACGAAGGTGATACTACCGACGCCGAACGTGAAGCTGTAAAAGACCTAGGTTAATTACATAGCCCGCAATCCTAAAAAGCTTGCGGGCTATTTTGTCTGTAACATAATGAAAATACTATTTACTGCTGACGTACACATTAAGCTAGGTCAGAAGAACGTACCCATAGAGTGGTCTAAAAACAGGTTTAAGCTGTTTGTAGAGCAGTTTAGCGAAATGCAAAAATCTGCTGACATAGTAATCGTAGGCGGAGATGTATTTGACAGACTGCCTACAATGGACGAAGTTGAACTCTACTTTGACTTTGTTCTTAGCTTTCACAAGCCCACCATCATCTACCCAGGCAATCACGAAATGCTTAAGAAAGACACCACTTTCTTAACTAACTTAAAAAAGACTACTAACTGTATTAACCCACTGGTTACAGTATGCGATGAAATTCGCAGTGATCTACTAGGTGGTGATATAGACATTATTCCCTATACTCACCTTAAAAAGTGGGCAGATAGTTACCAAGACTATGACTTTAATGGTCGCATCTTATGCACACATGTACGTGGTGAGATTCCTCCACACGTTAAACCCGAAGTAAACTTGGAGCTATTTAATCGCTGGCAAGTAGTGTTAGCTGGAGACTTGCATAGTTATGATAACTGCCAACGCAACATTCTTTATCCTGGTAGCCCTTATACTACTAGTTTTCATAGACATCGTGTGGATACTGGCGCTATTCTTCTTGATGTGGACACTTTGGAGCATGAGTGGCTAAAGTTTGATTTACCACAGCTTATCAAGAAAACTATTGCAGCAGGTGAAACACCCACACCCACTGATTGGGATCACACAATATATGAGGTTGAGGGTGATATGCAAGAGCTAGGCATGTTGGAAGACAGTGAGCTAGTAGCCAGCAAGGTAATTCGCCGCGATACGGACTCGGCACTTATCTTAGACCCTGAAATGTCGTTAACCGAAGAAGTCCGGGAATACCTTACCTATATCTTGGAACTGCCAGAAAACACTATTGATGCAGTGCTAAAGGAGATGCAAAATTATGCTGAAAAATTTGAATCACATTAAAGCCGAAGTATGGTCTCAACCAAATTGTCCTGCTTGCACACAAGCCAAGCGATTGCTAGAGCTACATCACATTCAGTACGCTGAACGTATGTTGGGCATTAATGGTTACAGTAAAAAAGACTTAATTGCAAAAGTTCCTGAAGCACGTAGTGTTCCACAAATTTTCTTAAACGACCGGCTTGTCGGCGGATTGAACGAACTAAAGGCGAAACTGCAAGAATATGATAACAATTAAACAACTAAGCTGGAGTAATGCGTTTAGCTACGGCAAAGACAATAAAATTGACTTTGTAGCTGCTCCGCTTACACAACTTGTTGGTAAAAATGGTCATGGCAAAAGCTCAATAGCACTTATCCTAGAGGAAGTGCTATTCAATAAAAACAGCAAAGGTATTAAGAAAGCTGATATTCTTAACCGTTACATCAAGGACAAGCAGTATAATATTGAAGTTGTTTTTGAGCGTGATGGTGTAGAATATGAAATTCGTAGTGTACGTGGCACAGCACAAACAGTAAAGCTGTTTAAGCAAGGTGTAGACATTAGTGCTCACACAGCAACGCAAACCTACAAGATTATTGAAGAAGTGCTAGGATTTGACCACAAAACTTTTGCACAAATTGTGTATCAAAGTAACGCCAGCAGCTTAGAGTTTTTAACAGCTGCTGATACAGCACGTAAAAAGTTCTTGATTGAAATCTTAAACTTAGGCAAGTATACTCGTGCTCAAGAAGTTTTCAAAGAAGCAGCTCAAGAATTAAGCAAGGACATTGCGGCTACGCAAAGCAAGGTAAATACAGTAAAGGCTTGGTTAGACAAGTACGAAAAAACTGACCTAACCCCTAAACCACTAGTAAGCTTGCCAACACTAGATGACGAGTTGTTGCAGAAAACCGGTGAGCTACAACAAACCATACAAAACATCGAGCAAACCAACAAAAAGATTTCTCAGAACAATACTTACAAGCAACTGCAAGCAGGTATACAGCTGATGCCTGTAACAGAGAAACCTAGTGAAGACCCTACTATAGCCACACGATCAGCCTTAGCTAATAAGCTGGCTATTGAAGCTAAGAAAGGTTTGGAGGATTCGCGAGCTTTTGTTAAGAAGATTAATGGTTTGAGTGGTACATGCCCTACTTGCCTACAGCCTATTGACCAACATAAGTTGGGTGACTTAATTGCTGAACAACAGCAACTGCAGCAAGAGCTATCTGAGAAGTATACAGAAGCCGCAGGTACGTTGGACGAACTAAGTCGACAGGCTAAAGTATATCAAGCTGAGCTACAGCTATGGCAGCAATCTCAGAAAAATCACGAGAACTGGGAAAAGTATCATCAGCTTATTAGCGGTGATCTACCTGAGCAGCCACTAGATAAACAGCAATTGCAGTCTGAACTCAACACACTGCAGGCTAGTATTCAAGCAGTGCGTGAGCAAATTGCAGCAGCAGAGCAACATAACGCAAGAGCCACCGCACATAATTCAAAAGTTGACTTAATAAGCAAACAGTTGCTAGAAATGCAAACTGAGCTGGAGACTTATGCAGGTCAGCTACACGAACACAACGAGCGCATGAGCTTGCTTGGTGTGTTAACTAAAACATTCTCTACTACCGGATTGGTAGCTTACAAGATTGAGTGTTTGGTAAAAGATTTGGAAGAAGTAACTAACAAGTACTTGGTCGACCTAAGTGACGGTAGATTCCAAATCAGTTTTAAGATTAGTGCTAGCGATAAGCTAAACGTTGTTATTACTGACAACGGCCGTGACATTGAAATGGCGGCACTAAGCGGAGGTGAGAGAGCTAGAGTTAATGTTGCTACACTACTTGGTATTCGCAAGTTAATGCAAACTTTAAGTTCTTCTCGTATTAACTTACTTATCTTAGACGAAACAGTAGAAACACTAGATGTTGAAGGCAAAGAGCGATTAGTAGAAGTTCTGCTACGCGAAGAACACTTAAACACCTTTTTAGTTTCCCACGGCTTTACTCACCCGCTACTAGAAAAAGTAAACGTAGTAAAGCGTGCTAATGTTTCGCAAATAGAGGCGTAAATATGATTAAAGTAGAAAAAGTAAATCCTGGCGGTTTAGGGTATGTTACTAAAGAAGGTAACAGAATCCAGCTTCGCTACGGTATTCTTATGACTCGTGCGGAATATGCTACTGTTGAAATCGAAAAAGGCAGTGTAGTATTTAGCGTTGACGAATCAGAATTGGTCACACTCAGTGCACCAGAGCCTGAAAAGCAACCAGAACTTGTAATTCAAACTGAACCAGAGTCTGAACCAGAGCCTGAACCAGAGCCTGTAGCTGAAAAGCCTGCTATAGTATTTCCTAAGAAACGCTAATGGTAGACTCCCGAGCAAAGGGTGCTAGAACAGAAACCGTTATCAGGGACATGTTACGACTGCATACTAAATTGCAGTGGGAGCGTGTTCCTGGTAGTGGCGCTCTTGACGAAAAACACGGATTAAAAGGTGACTTATATGTACCTAACGCTAACAACCTGTATTGTGTTGAAGCAAAAGGCTACGCAGATGACCACCTTACTAGTGCCATATTAACCAGCAAAGACCCTCAACTGTTACAGTTTTGGAAGCAAGCCGTTCGTCAAGGCCAGCAAGTAAAGAAACGACCGCTACTCGCATTTAAGTTTGATCGCAGTAAAATTTTTGTAGCCTTTGAGGACATGCCAAGTACCAGCGAATACCGCTGGATGTTTATATGTGCTGAAGGACACGAGTTTTATGTAGCGCAACTAGAGCAGTGGCTACAACACGAACAACCAAAATTTATAGCTTGATTATCCGGGTTGAAAAGTGTATAATAACATATTAAACCCTAGCATACCATGAGTAAAACATTTAATCAAGTCACCACACAAACCAATACGCTGATGATTGTAGACGCACTTAACTTGGCGTTTCGCTACAAACATAGCGGTGCAACTGACTTTGCGGAAGATTACCTGCGTACAGTAGACAGTCTACGTCGCAGCTATAAGGCCAGCAAGGTAATCATTGCTTGTGACCAAGGCAGTAGTAGTTATCGTAAAAGCATTTACCCTGATTACAAGCAAAATCGTAAAGACAAGTTTGACGAGCAGACTGAAGCTGAAAAAGCTGCTTTTGAGTTGTTCTTTGAAGAATTTCAAAAGACTATTCAGCATATCCAAGAAAACAGCAGCTACCCAGTGCTTAAGTTTCAAGGCGTAGAAGCCGACGACATTGCTGCGTATATCGTCTCACAGCGTGAGAAGTATCCCGTCGGCGATGTTTGGCTAATCTCCAGCGATCGTGACTGGGACTTGCTTGTGCAGCCTGGCGTTAGTCGTTTCAGTTATGTAACTCGCAAAGAAGTTACCATTGACAACTGGGATACACACTATGAGTGGTTGCCAGAAGATTATATTTCGATTAAGTGTCTTACTGGTGACACTGGGGATAACGTTCCTGGTGTGCCTGGTGTTGGGCCTAAGCGTGCTGCCAGTCTTGTTGCTGAGTACGGTAGCACTTGGGATATTATTGCTAATATTCCTCTTAGTGGGCGCTATAAATACATTGAAGCACTGAATCAACACAAAGATCAGCTGCAGCTAAACTATCAGCTAATGGATTTGGTTACACACTGCAAAGAAGCCATTGGTGACGCAAATCTCCAAGAAATCAACAACACACTACAACTATACCTTGTATGAGCAACCAATTTAGTACAACAATTATCGACTCTAGTACTTATTACTCTCATGTGATGAGCAATCCGCTACCGCAACTACAGTGCCTAGCACAAAGTCCAGAGTTTCTACCACAGCGTGCAAATCCCACAGATGCTGGTGCAGACTTGCGGTCCGCTGAAACCGTGGAAATCTATCCCGGCGAGCAGAAGCTGGTAGACTGTGGCGTAGCAGTTAAAATTCCCAAAAACTACGCTGGCTTTGTATTTAATCGTAGTTCTCAGGGCAAACGCGGTATCACTATTCCACACAGTGTTGGTGTAATTGACAGTGACTATCGCGGCAACATTAAAGTGATTCTTCGTAATTTAAGTGAAGATCCTTACAAAATTGAAGTAGGTGACCGAATTGCACAGCTGGTAATCATGCCGATATTGCTTTGCAACTTTGTGGATACCTGGAATGATACCGCACGCGGTACTGGCGGCTTTGGAAGCACTGGCACATGAAAGAAGTAGCTATTATTTGGGCAATAACCCTATCAGTTGTATTTATAGTAGAAGCAGTTGCCAGCTACAACCGTGCTGAGGATCGTAAAGCATATTATGCTTGTTTGGCTTTAAGTGAAAAACTAGCTGAGCAACAAAAACAACCCAATGGTGGAATACGAATTGTATCTCTACCATACTGTAAAATCTAAAGGAAAGTATGGCAGTTTCAACACGAGCACAGGTTATTACACGTCGCACCTATAACAGACCCATTTCAGACGACGGAAAACAATTTGAAACTTGGGCAGAAACCGTTGCCCGCGTTATTGATCACCAAGAGTGGTTATGGCAACGAGCAGTTGGTCGTGACTTAAACGACCTAGAATATGGAGAACTGTACGATCTTGAACAGCTGATGCTGGATCGTAAAGTTTCTATGAGTGGACGCACACTGTGGCTAGGCGGTACTAACGTAGCCAAGATGCGCGAAGCCAGTCAATTTAATTGCAGTTTTACTAACGTAGAAACTGTGTATGATGTAGTAGACGTCTTATGGCTCCTACTACAAGGTTGTGGCGTTGGCTTTAAGCCTGTTGTAGGAACACTAAACGGTTTTGCCAAGCCTATTAAAAATATCCGTGTTGTGCGTAGTGAACGTACCACAAAAGGCGGGTTGGAGCATAATGTTGAAACTTGGGACAGTGAAACAAAGACTTGGACTATTCAAGTTGGAGACAGTGCAGAAGCTTGGGCAAAGTCTATTGGCAAGCTTCTTGCGGGTAAGTATCCTGCTAATACTCTGGTA